CCATTCTGTATTAGATATCCAAGACCTAATTATCAGCATACAATGAAGGCGAATGAAGGTTCACCTAAGACTGATAATGCTACTGATAGTCGTCCTAGAGACTTCCCAGACCAAGCAACGAATAGACTTGAGAGAACATTATGAAGATGTGGGAGACAAAGTGCTCTGGGTGTGGTAAGATGACACCAGCAAATGAGTGTCCTCAAGTTGGATGTTACGTTCCATCTGAAACTAAATATAAAAATTCACTATGCAAACCCTGTTGGTTGAAAACAATTATGACAAAAACAAATTTACCTGACGTAGTTCTATATTCAAAGAATGAATGTCAGTGGTGTGATCGTGCTAAAATGTTATTGGATAGTCTTGAAATTAGATATTTGGAATATAAATTAGATACAGATTTCACACGTAATCAATTCAAACAGGAGTTTGGAGATCAAGCAACTTTTCCACAGGTAAATTTTGGTCAAACGCATGTTGGTGGATTTAAGGATACCCTGAATTACCTGAGAGAAAATAAAGCCATTTGACAAGTGGACGATATCGTAGTATAATTGATGTGAAATCAATCGCAGTCTTCTTCACTTGTCTCTAAATAAATATAGACCTATAGAGGGACAATTATTTTTCTCAGATTATTTGAACAATAACGGAGTAAACCAATGACGATAGCTGTTTATGTGTTCGTTGTTCTCGGAGCATTTCTCATGGGAACATTAACTTCTTGGATTGCCAAAGACTATATCGATGCCTTCATTGATAATGCTGCATATGCAAAGGCAATAACACATCCAGAAATGTTAAACCCAGATGGCACTGTCAACCAAGAGGAACTATTAACACTTAATTTCTTGTCAGAAGAAGACGACGAAGATTACGATGACCCTATGAATTAAGATCATGATTCTTGTTGATATGAATCAGTGCATGATCAGCAATTTGATGATGCAAATTAAAGTCGGTGACAAACTAGATGAAAAACTAGTCCGACATATGGTACTCAATTCCCTAAGATCTTACAACAGAAAATTTAGGGAAGAGTACGGAGATATGGTCCTTTGTTATGATAGTAAACACTATTGGCGCAAGGACTATTTTCCTTTCTATAAACAAAACAGAAAAAAAGACAGAGAAAAATCCAATCATGATTGGAATGCAATCTTTGAAGTTCTAAACAAAATTCGTGATGAAATCCGAAACAATTTTCCTTACATAGTAATGGAAGTAAGTGGTGCAGAAGCGGATGACATCATTAGTGCTTTATGTAAATACTCTTCTGATATCTCAGATGAGAAAATTTTAATTCTTTCTGGCGATAAAGACTTTATACAGTTGAAAAAGTTTCCTGTTGTAAGTCAATACAATCCATTACAAAAGAATTTTGTAAAAGATATCAATCCAATCGAATACATTGCAGAACACATCATCAAAGGTGATCGTTCTGATGGTATCCCTAACTTCCTTTCTTCTGATGATACTTTCGTTACCAATAAAAGGCAACGACCAATAAGTAAGAAGAACCTAGAGAAGTGGATTTATTCTAGTCCAACTGTTTTTTGTAACACTCAAGAAAAACTAGATAACTACTATAGAAATAAAATTCTTATTGATCTTGATTGTATACCAGAAGAATTGCGCCGAGAAATAGTAGATAAATTTAAAGTGTTAAATAGTAATGATAAAACAAAGTTATCGATTGACTACTTTGTCACAAACGATTTGACTTCACTCATGAATAACTTGGAGGATTTTTAAACATGGCTGATTTAGATAAAAACCAAATGCTTTTATCTGAAGTTCTACAGAAAGTATCTAATGCTAAAACCAAAGCACAAAAGATTAAAATTCTGAAAGACTTTCGTACTGACGCACTCGTTTCAATTTTAATTTGGAATTATGATACTAGTGTAAAGTCTATGATTCCCGAAGGAGAAGTTCCTTATAAGGTTAATGACGCTCCTATTGGTACAGAACATACAAGACTTATACAAGATTATCGTAAACTATTTCATTTTGTAAAAGGTGGAAATGATTCTTTGAATCGATCTACTCGTGAAAGAATGTTTATCCAAATGTTGGAAGGACTGAGTAGTGAAGAAGCACATCTTATCTGTTTAGTAAAGGATAAGAATTTACAGAAAAAATACAAGGTAACTAAAGCTTGTATTGATGAAGCTTATCCAGACATTGAATGGGGGAATCGCAGTTGAATAAAGGAGTTAGAGTTCTCCATAAAAAATGTAGTTCTGATCTTGCACATGATAGATCTCTGCCATATACGGCATATCTTGTAACATATGTAGAAGATGGAGAAACATTTTATGACATTAGTACTTGCAATAAACAAGTAGAGTTGTTTGATTTTTATTGGGACACTTATAAAAGTGATTTCAAATATTTTAATCAAACAGAAGGTAGAGTCAATCCTAGACTTTGGTCACCAAAGAAAGAGGGTTAAAAATGATGACACTTGATAGAGCTTTAGTAATGTTTTTTCGTAGAGTTGAGATCATAACATCCATGGAAATGGGTGGTAAGTTAGATTCAGAAACTGCTTACCAAATGATTAAAAACGAAATGAAGAAACTTAAAAAGTCTAGAAAGAAGATTAACAAAGCCTCCTAACGGGGGTTTTTTTCTTGACATAGAAAGCTCTTGGTGTTACAATTAAAACATGTTCGGAGAAATTTATGACGGTTAAACTTGTCTCCATCACACCTGATGCTGAGAAACACATGGGGTATGTTGCTAGGGTATCAAACCCAAACAACCAACCCAACCCAAATTATGCTGGTCTTCTAAAGTACTGCATCAAACATCAACACTGGTCAGTGTTTGAACAAGCATTCATAACACTTGAGATTGAGACGACTCGCGGTATCGCAGCTCAAATTTTACGACACCGTAGTTTTACATATCAGGAATTTTCACAACGGTATGCAGATGTAAGTCTGATTACTGATGAGATTCCTATCCCTGAACTTCGCCGTCAAGATACTAAAAATCGTCAGAACTCAACTGATGATCTTCCTCCTGGTATTATTGAAGATTACCGAGAGAAGATTAAGAAACATTTTGAAGATGCATCTGCTCTCTATCAAAGTCTCTTGGAAGTTGGCGTCGCCAAAGAGTGTGCTCGCTTCGTGCTGCCTCTCGCTTGTCCGACCCGTATCTACATGACAGGCAGTGTTAGGTCATGGATCCATTATATCGATCTGAGGTCCGCCCACGGTACTCAGAAGGAACACATGGACATTGCTCATGCATGTCGCGATATTTTTAAAGAAGTTTTACCCACAGTTTCTGAAGCACTTGAATGGTGAACCATGAACATTTTTGTTACTAGTCAAAGTCCATCTAAATCTGCACAAATTTTACCAGACAAACATGTTGTCAAAATGCCTCTTGAGTGTTGTCAGATGCTTTCGATTATATACTCATCATGGTATTACGATTGGGGTGAGATTCACAAGATCAATGGTGAACCTTATGCTACAAAGAAAGGTGCATTCCGTAACCACCCCTGCACTAAGTGGGCTGCAGAAAGTATATACAATACTGCATGGTTGATTGCACATGGTACTGCATTGTGCATGGAGTACAATCATAGATATAATAAAATTCATTCATGTAGTAAAGCATTGTTTGAATCAAAGAAAATTTTTCATAATCAAACAAACAAAGCAATTGTTTGTCATCAAAAAGTAGAAAATTTTACAAGAGCAATGCCTGATGAATTTAAACTTGACACAAGCATTGACACTTTTACTGCTTACAAAATGTACATTAGCAGCAAACCTTGGGTTACATCTAATTATCTTCGTGACCCATCCAGAAAACCAGATTGGGTATAATTTATGAGACATATTTTGTTTACCCTGAAAGGTTGTAATATAGATCTAATGGAAGATCAAGATTACATGAGAATACTTTTGTTTCGAGCAGCAAAAGAATGCAACTCAACTCTCCTCGATTTAAAAGTTCATAAGTTTGAACCTCAAGGTCTTACTGGCATTGCGATGCTTGCCGAAAGTCACTTAAGCATTCATACTTGGCCGGAGAAAGGTATGGCAGTGTGTGATGCTTTTACATGTGGTGATCACACTAACCCACAAGCCGCAGTAGAATATATGAGAGATAAACTTGAATCTACTGATATGGTTTCTAAAATGTTTATCAGACCTTTAGACTAAATAAAACTACACTACTTGAAATTATGCCTACTTATCCTGTTATCAACAAAGTGACTGGGGAGACTCAAGAACTTCACATGACCATGAAAGATTATTGTGATTGGAAAGATAAAAATACTGACTGGGACAAAGATTGGTCTGCAGGGTGTGCAGGAGTTGCCGAAGTTGGCGAATGGAAGAACAAAGTTGATGGTGGATTCAAAGATGTTCTAACGAACATTAAGAATCATCATCCACATGCCACATTTGAAGTCTAGTTAAAATTATGACAAGAAAGAAAAAGTCTCTTGCTGGTACTAGTGCAAAGGTAATGCGTCGGAAGAAACCAATCAATTCTGATCAGCTTCTTGATATCCAACCGTTGACTCCAGCTCAAGATAAAGTTTTTGAAGATTGGAAAAGTGGTAAAAATCTTTGTCTCTTTGGTTGTGCTGGTACAGGTAAAACATTTGTTGCCTTATACTTAGCACTCAGGGATGTATTATCAGACAATACTCCATACGAGAAAATTTACATCGTTAGATCTCTTGTAGCAACTAGAGAAATTGGTTTCCTTCCTGGTGATCATGATGACAAAGCTGCTTTATATCAGATTCCTTATAAGAACATGGTTCAATACATGTTTGAAATGCCATCTGATCCAGACTTTGACATTCTGTATGATAAACTAAAAGAACAGGAAACTGTATCGTTCTGGTCTACAAGTTTTATACGTGGTACTACTCTAGATAATGCTATTGTTATCGTTGATGAAATGCAGAACTTGAATTTTCATGAACTTGATAGTATAATTACAAGGTGCGGTCAAGATACAAAAATTATTTTCTCTGGTGACGCCGTACAATCCGACCTTGTAAAAACTAATGAACGTAATGGTATTCTAAACTTTATGAGTATCGTTCAGAACATGGAAGAATTTGGTTGTACAGAATTCAACATTCAAGATATTGTTCGTTCAGGTTTAGTCCGAAGTTACTTGGTTGCAAAAATTAATGCAGGATTTTAATGTTTGAACATGTAACTATTGATTTACCTAATAGACTTAAACGTGAGCAGATTGATGGTAAAAGATATTATCGATTACCAAATGATGATGTTACTAAACTAGTATCTATCACAACAGTTACTAGTTTTCAGTCTAAAGAATCAATTGCGAAGTGGCGTCGTAGAGTAGGTGCTGAAGAAGCAAATAAAATCTCTAGTCGTGCAGCAAGTCGTGGGACTGACATGCACACATTAGTAGAATACTATTTAAAAAACGAAGACCTACCAGAGAAACAACCACTATCAGAGTTTATGTTCAAGTTTGCAAAACCTGAACTAGATAAACTTAATAAAATTCATGCTCTAGAAAAATCCCTATATAGTAAACAACTTGGTGTAGCAGGAACTGTTGATTGCATCGCAGAATACAACGGTGAACTAGCCATAGTTGACTTCAAGACTTCTAAAGAACCAAAACCTAGAGAATGGATTGATAGTTATTTCGTACAAGCAGCTGGTTATGCTTGTATGTTATACGAACTGACAGGCATTGCCGTCAAAAAACTTGTTATTATTATGTCATGTGAAAATGGAGAATGTAAAGTCTATGAAGAGTACGACAAGCAAAAGTATATTCGATTACTTATGCAGTACATCCGTAACTGGAAAGAGTCTAATGAGTAGACAAAAAAACGAATTGGAGAATTTACTTGAAGGTAGATTCTTAACTGCCCCAAAATTTTCTATGGAAATTGAGGAGATCGTTCGCGACTGTAAAGGTGAGTTAAATTACATTGAAGCAATCATTTGTTATTGTGATGAACATTCAATTGAATTGGAATCAGTAAACAAACTTATTTCCAAACCACTCAAAGAAAAAATCCGTGCCGATGCACAAAGATTAAATTGTATCAAGAGAACCACACGCGCTAAACTGCCGTTGTGACAGGGTTTGAAGTATACAAAACCTATCTAGCAATCAAACTACATTTTACAAAGGACAACTATAACTACTTTACTTTCCATGGAAAGTCTAGAGCATCTGAGTCGTCCTTTGAAAAAAGAAAAGACAGATACTTTTTCAAAAAACTTGCTACTAAGTTTGATCAAGAAACTATCTTACAGTTCTTTGTGTCTCATTTCGTAGAGAATAGCAACACTTGGATTGGAGATCTATCTGTCTATAACTCTTCCACATTTAATGCATGGAAGAAAAAAATTCAATCAATGACGTTTATGTTTGAAAATGACATAGACTATTTGATTGACATTACTAGTTTTGAAAAAATCTTTGATTGTAAATCTGGTAATCATCCTATCTTATTACAAGCATATCTTGGAGACAGGATAACATTAGAATCGATGGTGATACTAAACAATTTAGTTAAGTATATACCAGACTTCGATAAACATATTAAAGAACCAGTTATATGGCCTGATATTAGAAGAAAGGTAGTGAAATACGAACCGTTTCTTTTAGTAGATAAGACTAAATATAAGTGTATCCTCATAGAAAAATTAAATGGCATTCTTTGATGAAGTTCCCATTCGTGCTGAAGCAGCAGAACTCTTTGATTTATATCAAAGAATGATGCAAATCAGTATGGGTGGGTTATATAGTATGAAATTAAAACAAGAATACCTTGATAAATTAACTAGGATTATAGAACTACAAAAGATTATGTACTTCAGAGCAAAATATTCTGAGGAAGATGATGCATTTGAATTTATTCAACATTTAAAAAAATGTTCTACAATGTTAGGATATGATGGAGACATCGATGAAGTCTTCCTTTCTATGGAAGCGGACCTATTAAAAGCTCAACAAGCTTTGAACCAAAGCTCTTGACTCCTGGTCTATAATCTGTTATAATAATTTCGTTGGGCTGCACAGTATTGAGCGTAAGACCCAACACGTAAACCAAATACAAACAAATACGGAGAACCCAAATGTCCTTTTCTTCACTCAAGCGTGATTCAGGATCTGCTTTTGACAAACTAACCAAAGAACTTGAGAAAGTTGCATCGGGAGATAATGCATCTAAGAGAGATGATAATCTTTGGAAACCAGAAATGGACAAATCGAGTAACGGTTACGCAGTTATTCGTTTCCTACCTGCACCTGATGGAGAAGATATTCCATGGGCTAAATTGTTTAGTCATGCATTCCAAGGTCCAGGTGGATGGTATATTGAAAATTCATTGACTACTATTGGTAAGTCAGATCCAGTTGGTGATATGAATCGAGAACTGTGGAACAGTGGTCTGGATTCTGACAAAGCGATTGCACGTAAACAGAAACGTAAACTGTCTTACTACTCAAACATTTATGTTGTACAGGATCCTTTGCATCCAGAGAACGAAGGTAAAGTATTCCTTTACAAGTATGGTAAAAAAATCCACGATAAAATTGTCGAAGCAATGCAACCTGCATTTGCAGATGAAACCCCTATCAATCCTTTTGACTTCTGGAAAGGTGCTAACTTCAAACTGAAGATTCGTAAGGTTGATGGTTATTGGAACTATGATAAGTCTGAGTTTGATTCAGTCTCTACTCTTGGTGGGTATGATGACACTCAACTTGAGTCTATTTACAAGTCTCAATATTCTCTTTCTGAGTTAACTGCCGCTGATAAGTTTAAATCATATGAAGAACTTTCAAAACGTATGACTACTGTTTTGAAAACTAAGAAAGCTCCACGTATCGATCCTGAAACTGCCGAAGACGAAATGTTTGAAACTCCTAAGTTCAATACATCTTCTTCTGGTGGATTCAATGATCCAGATATTACTGGTAGTAATCAGGTTGTTCCCCAGATGAGTGCTGTAGAAAGTGAAGATGATGCAATGTCTTACTTTGCACGTCTCGCCGAAGAATGATAAATAGTTCTGTCGCTCTTTCGTGCGCGACACGCTACGAATAGGAATATCGCTTAAGAGAGGGGTTTAACCACCCCTCTTTTTTTATGTCCTAACAAAAGGTTCTGAAATTCTTAACCCATCATTATTAATTTGATACTCGGTATCATAAGCTAATAATGTTTCAAGTTCTTCTTCTAAAATTCCCAAGTATTTTTTATTTGGAATAACAATTTCTCTCTTATTTTCATTCTGGATGTATTCATACTCTCTATTAGTGACCGCTGTAAGACCCTGTGACGCCGTTACTGTATTGACTACTTGAGTGGTTACATTATTAGTTGTTGATGTTGTGTAGTACTCGAAAGACCAGTCTGGTAGATAGTTACTAACCTGTTGCGAAGCTGTTTCTGCATACTCAACAATGACTCCTTGTTCTAATACTTGTCCAAGATTGTTATCTCTAACGTTATCAGTTTCCCAGTGACGAATGTTATCAACGGATGAACCATACTTAGTATCAATATAATTATCTAGTTCATTAGAACTTAATGGCCATTGACTATGAATGTCTATGATATTATTAAGTAAAAGAATTGCCCAATAGTATTCGGAATCATTATACAAGTTAAAAGATAACTGTTCTACAGTTTGACCTGATTGAATAGTATAATTTGTGGAAGCAGAAAATATTGCATTAAAACTATTACGAGCTCTTACTCTACGAAATAAATTTTTTGATAGTTTATAATTATTTTTATCCTTAAAGTCAGGATATAAAAAATTTGGTTGAGAATTAAAAAACATTTCTAGAACCCTTGATTAATAACTTCGGTTTGTGTAATAATTTCAGTCTCTGTGAAACTTAACTGCATAGTATATGCAACTGGATCTGCACCTCTGTATGTTGCCCATACAGCATCTGGAGTATAATTAACAGTTACACCCGTAAGAATACAAGGTTTTAATTTTGGTAATGAATCAATCTCAGAACCATTTTCACCTTGATGCCAAGAGATTCTAAATATTTTTGGAATAGTTAACCAACGATCTGAAAGAGATCCCGATTCTTTATCATTATTACCAAGAGTTCCAGCATAATCTGGTAGAGCCATTGCTCTAAGTTTTTTAATGATTGCTTTAATTCTGATTGTCTCGGTAGAATTTCTTGGTACTAATTTCCAATCAAATGAAAATGTTCTCATGTTTACACCATTAAACACTTGTTCTGTGTATGGGTTTTGAATTCTACCGAAAGCATTTTGAGTTACTTGGTTAGCACTACCACCACCAACTCCAGCAACACTATCCAACATTGACATTGCCGCACCAGTGGCACCAGCTCCAGCTGCAGCTTGAACAGTCTTTGCAATTTCCCCAGAACCATCTCCAGACATAATCTGACTCGCTACCTTGGGCAACATCTTTCCGATGATACCATTGTTCGTAGTATAGTTTGGCGTGTCACTGTAGTTAACATTATTTGGGATTGGTAAAATTACAGTTCCATGTGGTGCTGCATTAATTTTAAATTGCGACTGTATATTACTAATAAAACTAGTGTCTTGACTAATATCAGTAGCAACACCCGACTCACCTTCAACTGGAGTTGCTGAACCTTTAATAATATTTTCAGCAGTATTGATAGTGAGTTGAGTAACTTTTACAAAATCAACAATATCAATTTGTATATAATCATAATTACCACCCTCAGGCCATTGAAGATTGCCGGCAACACCACTCTGTGCAGTTGGAGATGCTTTGAAATTATT